CAGCGCTGAATGCGGAGTTTATGAACGAAGTGAAATGCCGGGAGTGGATATTAAATAAATTGCATCCTACCGGCGCTCACTGTCCTGGTTGTGGCCAGGTCCTGGATGATGCCGGCCGCCTCAAGAATTTTTATAACGGAGATCGTCTTGCCTGCCGGATCTGCAGGAAGTATTTCACTGCGCTCACCGGCACTTTTTTCAGCGGTGCCCATTTGGATTTTAAAGGCCTCTTTTTACTGACCGCTCTCAGCGGATGCGGCGTGCCTGATAAAATAATCGCTGAAAAATTGGACATCACTCTTCAATGTGCAAGGTCCTGGCGAATTAAGTTTGAAACCACGCCCTTGTTTTCTGGCTAGCTTCTACAGCTACAGCGAGCGGCGCGGCGGGGGGGGCGCGGGTAAAGGAACCACTGATTATTAAAAGGACTATAATTATGAATGATGAAATTAATAAAAATGAAGTTACTGAGAACGTGCAAAATGTTTCACAAAATCCGAAGTTAGGAATCACTATCAAGAGTATTGCCGGCGTCGGCAAATACCTGAAAGAACATTCCTGGAAGATTTCCAAAACTCAATTATATGAACACGTGGAGATAAAAAAGCTTAAACGCTCAGATGATGGAACTTTTTCCATTGCCTCCATTGATAAATATGCTTTGAAGTATCTGCGCCGTGACGACGGTTCAAAGCCGTCAAAGGCACTGGCAGAAATTCAAGAAAAAAAATTTGAAGCTGATGTTCGTCAATCAATAGCCAGCGCGGAAATGAAAGAGTTGAAAATAAGCATCTTAAAGGGTGCTTACGTCCGAAAAGACGCTTTTGAACTTGCCCTGGTTGAACGCGCGATGCTCTTCAAGTATGATATCGAAACATTTTGCCGATCAAAAGCCGCTGATATGGTTAATCTGGTTAGCGGCAATACTGAGAAAATCCCTGATCTGATCGAATATCTATTGGCTGAAACGGCCAAGTGGCTCGCCAACTACTCAGAAGACCGAAAATTCACTGTACCACGTTCACGGCCTTTAAGTGACGATTCCTTATTGATGAACGATGATGAAGATGAGAACGAAAATGACGCTCCAAAATATCAAGCATAATGTGAATAATTGTTCATGTTTTACTTTTCAGACAGGTGAGCGGCGCGTTTTTCGTATCCCTGAAAACATTTCAACTGCTGAATGGGCGCAGCTGCATAGAATGGTTGTGGATGGCGGGCGCAAAAGCCCCTGGCGCAATGAAATGTCGCCCTGTGCCTATGGAATCATGGATACTCTTGATAAGCCGTTTGTCCGGGAAGTTTACATTCAGGCGCCGCCGCAAACAGTAAAGACGCAGGCTATTTTAAACTACCTGATGCGCCGGATCGATCAGGCACCCACATCGGCCATGCTGGTTATGCCGGATGAAAATTTGACCCGGCGCATTTTTAAACGCCGGTTACTTCCATCAATAGAAGCCACACCACGCACTAAGGCGATGTTAAGCCCCAGGGCTGAAGATACGACACGCACGAACATTTTATTTATAAACGGGATGGATATCACCGGCGCATGGGCCGGATCTGCTGCGGCCATGGCGTCCGACGCCATGGAGGTGGTCATCCTTGACGAAATGAACAAATACCCGCCGGCACAAAACAATGAGCCGAACGCTTTTGATGCTGCGAAGGCCCGGACAAATAGCTTTCCCTTTACCTATAAGATTTATGGCGGGTCAACGCCGACCGGCGAAGATGGATTGATCACACAGGTCATTAAGAAACGTGCTGATGAAGTCCGCTATTATTATGCCCGTTGCCCGATCTGTGGCGAAGAACAGCGCATGACCTGGGATAACATCTCATGGGGAAAAACAAGAGATCCGCGCGAAGTGATGCGCAAGAAATTAGCCCACTATAATTGCCAGGCCTGTGGCATGGCATGGGATGACGCCATGCGTGATATGGCCGTGCTGGCCACGATGAAAAATGGATGGCGCGCTGAATCGCCGGTTGACCGTCCGCGTGTTGTCGCTTTTAAGCTTCAATCTTGGTACGTCCAGAGCATATCTGAAGCAGTGGCCGCGTTCCTGGAAGGCCAGGACGATCCAGAAAAGTTAAAATCATGGGTCACACAGTATTGCGCTGAGGAATGGAAAGAAAAAGTTGTCAAAAAAACAGAAAATGCCGTCCTAGAGCGTAAATCGATTTACCCGGCGTTGATTGTTCCACCTGATGTTGTAGCGTTGACCTGCGGCATTGACGTACAGAAGGCCGGTTTTTGGTTTGTCGTGCGCGGCTGGGAAGAGGACCAAACCAGTTATTTGATTCAGTATGGTTATTTGACGACCTGGGCGGACGTGGAGACGCTCCTTTACAAGACGGAATATAAGATTCATGGTTCAGAAAACACCATGAAAATATGGCGGGCCGGTATTGATACCGGCGGCGGCGAATCGTCGTCTTCTGACTGGAGCCGCACAGAGGAAGTATATCAATGGATCAGACAGCAACCATCTGGATCCGCGCAAAGGGTATTCGGCATTAAAGGGGCTTCGCATGTCACAGCATTGGCCGCAAAGCGTATCAAAGTGACAAAGATAGATACATTGCCCAGCACACAGAAGTTAATCCCTGGCGGGCTTGAGCTGCGCCTGCTGGACACTTCACAATATAAGGGACTGATTCACTTCAGGCTGGGGCGCAAAGAAGCTATAGGCGAAGAACCGGCGGAAAGCCAGCGGTTTTATGTCCATGCTGATGTCGGTTTGGATTATATTAAGCAGCTGCTGTCTGAAGAGTGGCGTTTGGGTAAAAATAAAAAACATGAATGGAAGCAAATCTACTTTCAGAATCATTTGCTTGACTGCGAGGTCATCGCGGCGGCGTGCGCCGACGCCGAATGGTTGCCCTCTCTTCAGATGCTTGCGATGTATTTGAAACACAATAATGCGTTGAAGCAAAGCCCGGAACAAGTAACTAAACCGACAATAGCCCGTTCTTCCTGGATGTCACGCCGGTAACAGGGAAACATAAACAAGGCATTTTGATGACCTCGATCAAAGACAAATACTTAACAATGACAGCAGTAGCGGAAATGTTAGGATGCACGGAACGGCATATTTCCGACCTGATTATTGAGGGCGAATTAATTGGACTGAAGATCGGCAGCCGTGCTGTCCGGATCTCCGAACAATCATTGACTGATTTTATCAAGCGTCACACCATCAATCCGGATGATCTCTTTGACCCTGATATTGAAAAACAAAAACAGCCAATTGCGTCTATTCCCAAGCAGCAGCAAAGCCCAGAACAAAAAAATGGCCAAACAATAGCCCGTTCTTCTTGGATGTTACGCCGGTAACAGAATGGAAAACGCCATGCCCAGCCCAAAGACACAGGCCACTCCCGGATCGTTCAACCACGGGCAACATCGCACGATGTTTTTTGATGATTATGATGAAGGAAGGGTGTTATTTTTGTTTACGAGGCTGCTTCTCAGTTTTTTTCAAATAATCTGCCATAGCTTCTTCCAAAAGATCGTTTATCGGCCGCTCAAGGTCAATGGCGCGTTTTTTAAATTCCTTCAGCAATTCATTATTTACTTGCGTTGTGAACATTTTCTTTTCCATGTCCATTACAATAGACTATATAAATCAAGAAATCAAGAAAATATTTATTGACATAATATCAATATTTATATATTGATTTATTTAATTCAATAATTCTGAAAGGAGAAAATGAAAGCGGAACGGTCGATTAGATTGGAAAAACAAAAAATTCTAGGGAGGAACCACAATGGCAGCAGAAACGGCGAAGAAAAACGAATTGAACAATGGAAGCGCGGAAAATATCCAACACATCAAACCATTTTTACCGAATGATGCAGCCGTGATAAAACGTACCGACGGTGGGGGAAATATTGTTTTTCACGGACAAAATTCAAAGGATGAAATCAGAACAAGCAGCACGGATTTAGAAACAGAATTAATGTGTTTATTGGAACCGCTCGAAATTATCGAAAAGGCCTTATCCTGTGACA